GATGAGGCGATTCAAGAGGAGTTTGTTCAAAGAATGCACATTTTCCTCACCGACGGAGCAAACAACGAAGGAGAAAAGAATGTACAAAGACTCGCATCATTACTAACACTTACTGAGAGGAACTTCTTAAGACCTGCGACACAAATTATGATTGGTTATGGTCCCGACCACGACTCATCAATGCTTCAAAATTTGTGCGCACAATTCTCGAAATCGAAGCAGTGGTTCATCGACGATGCGGAGAAGACAGGTTGTATTTTCGGCGAAATCCTTTGGTCGGCAATCAACACAGCATATTCTCAAGTCAAGCTTTCAACAAATGTGGAGTTTTTCGACTTCACTTCGATGAGTTGGAAGAATGGAATGGATATTGACGACCTCATCATTGACTCATCGCGCACATTCTATATTCGAGCACCGTGGAACGTGGACACACTTGTATGCGACATGACATACTTCTCGACAGAGTCTGCATCCAATGCAACTCACACAACGCAAAAAAGCATCAATTATGCTGCCGACCAAGAGAACGCAGAGGATGAAAATGTGGTAAAAGAACTATGGCGCCTCGACACAATCACTACAGTAGGCGAAGCACTCAAGTTCCTTCAAAATATTCGGCGCATGCCCTACAATGCGTCAGTAGAAGAGAAAGATAGACTGATCGGAGTTGTTACCGCTTTCCAAGAGAAGTTTCTCGCTTATGTAGCCGAAAAAGGACTAAACGAAGATCCATTCATGATTCAGTTGGCCGATGATTTGTTCGTCTGTATTAGCGGTCTCATGGCTGCATCGATTGGCGAAAGATATGTCGCTGCGCGCCAGGCATCGCAGATTCAGCAGCGTTCGGTTACCGTGAACGACATTACACCTCTCCAGACCGAAATCTTGAGTTCTATGCCGTGTGCGACCCCTGCATATCCAACCCATTATGGCGACGAATGTGACAACTATGCTACCCCTGCTGCACCCAGACGCGCACATTCCGGGGGAGGGTTTATCGGCAACGATGATACAGCGTCATCAGCCAACCCTGGTACACCAAGAACACCACCATCAGCACAGACCATCGGCGCCACCGAAAGTGACCCAATATCAGAAAAAAACCGCAAGGAACAAGAAGAGAAAGACAATAAGGACAACGACAAACTCGTATCTGATTTTACGCCGTCGTCTCGCGGAGTAGGTTCAAGGTTGAGACATCTCTCGCGTGATGCAATTGTTGGAATGCGCAGGCAAAGGCGTGCATATTACGGAGGAGATAACTGCGAAGACGAGGGAGAATATTATTCCTGTGGAGGTGCAGTCGACGACACATATTCCAGTCACGCTTCCCCAGGTTGTGCACGTATTGGAAGAATGCTTTCCGCACAAACACAGGGTAGTTCCGCGCCAAGTAGAACCTATACCACCCCATTTTGAAGTACAAAAAGATGCATCGGCGAATATCTAGGGTAAGTAAATAAAAATCGGTAAAAAATTATGTATATTTTTTTACTTATACCCTTATCTATATTATATATTAATAGTTAAACTAATATAAAATATTTTTTATAAGTATATATTATAGCACAAATTTAAAATGGAAAATACTAACGTAGTAAATACGAGTGAACAATGTGACTCGCCAATTTATGTAGAAATTTCACCCACATCTTCACCTGTACTTGTTAAGAAAGAAACCGACAACGAACAGTCTCCCAATGTTATAGATAAGTTAATATTGCCCGAATTAAACGAATCCCTGATACATCACAATAAGGAAACAAGTAGTTCTACTTCGCCCACAGTACCTCCTGTAGTTTCCCCTACTACTACATCGACAACTCCTGCAACATCAGCGGAGCCAATAGAGATGGTTACGGTAGTTATAAAAGATTTTACTTATTGCAAAGAAGAGTTTATGAAACAAGTGAAGGAAAATAATTTATCTATTTCTCCAGAAATGATAATGCGTCTTCTTCGTCTTGCTATGATAGTTGTTGAAAAAACGAATGAGTCTGGTAGTAAAAAGAAGGAGTTCGTAATTAACTTGTTGAAAGAAGTGGTAATGAAAAATAACGATATTTCGCCAGAAGATAAACTACAAGCTTTAAATTTAATAATGGGCAATATTGTTTCAGATTCTATCGACTTTTTAATAGATGCATCTAAGGGTAAATTTGATGTAAACAAAGTTGAAAAGATTGCTCAGGAAGTTGCAACATCATGTTTTACAAAGTGTTTTGAAAGATTTTCTAAAAAGAAGTGAATAGTTATTTATAAAATGTAATAATATACTATTATGTATTATTATATTTCATCACTACAGATAGTATGAGGCGTCCAATATATTCATATCATAATTCTAGTCGACATTTTCTAGTGAATCAGGATGAGTGATGATAATACCAGGGTCCATAGTTATTCTTGTATAAAACCCTAGGTACCCTGTACGAGCATATTCATTATCGCATATTCTAACACGTATGGGGTATTTTTCATTATTTTGACTGTTTTGATTCGTTTCATAGTATATACTTTCATTTTTTTCATAGTAAACACTATTGTTGTCATTTCGAGAGATAGAGAAAATAATATTTGGAGGCAGTTCTTCTTCAATATCAATGGTCACAACATTTTTACTATCAAATTTTGGAGGGAAAGCAAGGTACGTAGAATACCTCGACATATAACATTTACGTGTTGCACTAGTGTCATATACAAAATCAACATATGCCCATATTTGATAGTTACGCGACTTTACCCATCCCGCACCATTCCTACTACCTTTGCCCGACACCTCTTCCGTTAAAAAAACATATATATCATTCGTATCTATAATCGGATACTTTTCATTAGAACCTTTCATTCTAAAATAGGTAGGCATATGTGGGTCGTCGTTTTTTTCAGATGAACTTTCCTCATCTCTTCCTGCTCGAAAAATGGTTATCCCATTATCATGAGTATGCGGCGTCTCTATATAATAATGGTCTCTCGATTTATAAGCAATATATGCTGCTCTCTCTTGATCGTCAGCATCGCGCCATACACCATCAATCTTTACTCGAATATTAGCACTACTGGGGTCATATGAACTAGTCATCTCGTTTGCAAAAATCTATATTTTATATATATACATTGTTTTATTTTTAAGTATATATAAAATATTATTTATTAAAAATGTCAACTATAATTTATTCTCACTTAAGCGACCGACGTGGGCGTGGATGGACCAAACATTGATGGGATACTATATTTTCCGGCTTCGTCTTGGTGATATTTTGCAATTACTCGCTTAGGGTATTTGTCTATTTTCATAATATCTTCAGTGTCATAGACATTGCCGGCTTTGTCGATGTAGTATATGATACCTTTAATATCTTGTGCCCAAATATCGACTTTGACGTTTTTGGTTGTTGGAGTTTCGCATTCTGATTCGTCCATAATACTATGTGGTGTTCCTTTAATATGCGTTCCGCAATATGTCTCGCCGTCTTTCTTGCGTCGCGTGCATTGCTCTCCGTTTGCCCTTTTCGCCGAACATCTTTCATACATTGGTACAACACTCTTAACGCGCTTTCTTTTCATAAAGTCGTCTTTCCCTAGTCGCAACTTTTCATAGTTATACACGAATCCCGCCATAGAGTTACATTGCAACTTCGTATTATCAATGGCTATCATAAGCTCGTCTCTTGTGCATGTTTCATTTACTTCCAACCCATTCACCATTTGTTGTAACTTCTTCGCAACATCATTTTTGAACGCAATCAAATAGTCTTCTATTTTTTTGTTGAGTCGCCTTTCCATATTCCTTGTTCTTTTGTATAGAATAAAGAGTTCTTATTATTATATACATATTTTATCTTTATTTCAATTTTATATATTATTTATAAAACAATATGGGTTGGATATATCACATAAGAGAACTGTTATCATCATTTTCTAGTGGGATATTATTTAAGTTTATTTGTAAATTTTCGGTAGCTAGCGCTGGCGCGGGTGGTGCAGCTGGAGCCTCTGGAGCCGCTAGTTGAATTTCGTGTATTTCTATAACTTGATTTGGTGCAGTGGTATCCAAGTCACCTAAATTACGTGGTGTATTTGAACCAACAACTGAGTTATGTGTAGAACCAGCAACGCTATGAGGTCTAGATATACGTTGACTCATATTACCAGGTGTGTGACTAGTATTGAGGCTAGGGGGTGTATTATTATTATACACAAACTCAGCGCTAGCTACTAAAGGTGGAGCAGTTATCGTATTCGTAAAGTTAACAGGATTGAAAGAATGGTGTGAATGTTGTGAGCGGTGTGAAGTACTAGATGGAGGACGTGATGATAGATGTATAGAATCCTGTAACTGAGGTGGTTGCAAATGAGGTGGTTGCAAATGAGGTGGTTGCAACTGAGGTGGTTGCAACTGAGGTGGTTGTTGTGGCGTTTGGAGTTGATGTTGAAGCTGTTGTTTTTCTTGCAATGTTTGTAACATCTGTAACTGTTGCACATGAGCTTCTGTTAATGTGAGGTTATTATAGCCATCATTACCACTTGTTATCAATGGTGTACTTTTAACACTTGTATTTGTATTACTAGCATTTAAGTTATTACTTATTATTTCTCGTACCTCATTATTAACAACTCCATCTACAACAACATTCGTAAGCTCAATTACGGAATTTTTATTTTTACTGTTCTGATTATGACTGCTGTTACGACTGTTATTTCTAGAACTATGTCGGTTACCTTTATTATTCAATTCGGGTTCAGAAGGAGGTGGTGTACTACCCTTAATTAAATTAACTCCCTTATGAAACAAGTTTGACACGGAATTAATAAATCCAGAAGATGAAGTTCCCGCCGATGTATTACCATCATTTCTTTTATTACTTCTTGAATAACTTCCGCCACCGTTTCCTCCTCCATTATTATCATCACTGTCGTCACTAAAATTATCACGAGAACCACGAGATCCGTGAGAACCATGAGAACCACGACTACTGCTTCGCCTTCTTCTTCTATTTCTACCACCCCTTCCTTCACTATCGTCATTTAAAGATATTTCTCCATTTATAGTTACTTGACTTAAACCATTACATAAATTGGGTGTATGAGCTGAAAATTTAATTTTATTAGACGATGGGTCCATAATTCCATAATTTTTCTTAAACATTTCGATTATCTCTTCATCAATAAGCGGTGCAATATCCTGTAAATTTTTTATATCTGTTTTTATAATTTGTAACATATCTTTCGCAGATATTCTTTGGTCGCGTTTAAGTGACAGTTCTATCATTATTTTCTTGTTTATTTGTTGAAATTGTAATGAACATATTCTATGAGATTCCGAACGCTTTCCTAACTGGAAATATGTATCAATAGATTTTATTATCCCCACAAAAATACTACTAACACCTAAAATAATATTCATTTTATCATACCCTATATCAATACCTGTCGCGAACCCAATGGCGCTAGAAAGTATAATAACTGGTATATTTATATAGTTTGAGCGTTCACTATATTTCTCAAATGAATACCGGTGCAAAATAGAAAAAGATTCACACTCTTCGGCGTGTATTTTTAACAAATATTCTAAATCGCTATTATAATCGATTATATCTGTCATTCAACTATTATATAATAGATAAATATATTATTTAATAACC